CGTCTCGACGGTCTGGGACAGCCGTTGCGTGAGGGCTTCGATGCGGCCACGGATCGGTCGCGAGGATGGTGTCGTAGACATGATTATCGAATGGTGTTCTGGCTGGGCATCGAGCCCGACTTAAAGTGGACCTGAACCGTGTCCTCGTGAGTGAAGATCGCGTACCGCAGCGCGTCCAGGGCGTGGTCCTTCGCCGCCGCCTTCCCGACGTGCTCCTCCTTGTAGCTCAGGAACTCCTGGATGAGGTCCGAACAGCGCTCGGTCACGAGCAATCCAGGCCGGCCATCGCTGTCCGTCGCGAGGCGATCGCGGACGTGGTCGATCCCGCCGTCGAGGCTCTTCTCGGCCTTGACTGCCGGCCACCCGGCCGCCCGGAACTGCTGGATGTGAGCGGGCTCGTGCTCGGAGTAGATGCGCCCCATCGGCCGCCCCTCCATCCACTCAGTGCGCTCCTCGAGGACGTCGTCGGGGTCGACCACCTCGGCCAGCCGCGACTCCGACTCGTAGTAGTGGTCCCAGACGACGTACTGGTCGGCATGGGTGCGGCGGACGTCCACGACGACGCGCGGGTCGTCCCACCCAGCGTCGTAGCCGTAGATCGCGACGTCCTCGACGAGCCGGTCGGCGACGTCGTCAGCCGCGACGACGTGCATGTTTCGCGAGAAGTCGTCGTAGACGAGGCCCTCCGCAGCGGCGAAGCCACCGTGGAGGCCCTGCTCTTCCCGGGCCGTCCCCTGGAACTGGTTCTTTATCTTCTCCAGCCCGTCATCGGGAAGGAGCGTGTTGTGTTCCGTCGAGGCGACGATGACCTTCATGCGGTCGGCCCAGGGGAGCTCCTCGTCGTCGGGTCCTACCTGGCGCTCGGTGACGTCGTAGAACTGGTTGTACCCATTCCCGGTCGACGTCCAGAGAGTCGTGTTCGGGCCGGCCGCCGTCCGCTGGCGGGTGACGAGCATCTCGTGGAGGCGGTACAGGTCCGTGTTGTCGTAGTGGGCGACCTCGTCGCACCAGATGCGATGGAACTCACCACCGGCGTACCGGTTCCACTTGTCCGCCGACCCGAGGCGGACCTTGTGCCCGGTGATGTACGTGACTCGGTTTTCGTTGGCGTTGTAGCCGGCGACGATGGGGCTGTTCTCCGGGTCGCCACCCGCGTCGTCGGGGACCGTGTTCTCGCCGGGGAGCGTCTCCCAGTAGACTTTGAACGTCGTACCCTTGGCCTTCTGGAAGTCTTGCCCCATCACCAGCGACTCGCCGTGGTCGAGCTGGAGGGCGCCACGGTGAATCCACTGCGCGCCCGTGATGGACTTCCCGCCACCGTAGCCGGTGCGGAACACGACGAGGTCGTGGTCGCCGGCTTCGAGGGCGTCGCGGACCTTCGCCTGGTAGTCCGTCCACTTCCAGTCGACCGGAACCGTGTCCGCGCTCATGGGTCGTCCTCGCTGTGGGGTGTCTCGACGATTGTCTCGGAGATCTCGACCTCAACGGGGCCACCGCCGTCGCCGGTGACCTCCCGCTTCTCCGTCTTCTTGTAGTCAAAGCTTGAGGCGAGGAGGAACTTCGCCATCGACGTGTCGACGTCCTCGTCACGCAGCCCGCCCTCGATGAGTTCCGACTCGCCGTGTGCGCGGGCGCGCTCGAAGCTGGACCGGAATTCCTCGTGGGCGTCGAGGTAGCGGCGGAGCTGGGAGTGGCTCACGCCGGCGGCACGAGCGCAGCCACGGAGCGACAGTCCGGTCTTGGCAGCCTGCAAGAGGTCGTCGTGGTCGTCCTCGGTGATGGCGAAGTCCCGGCCTTTGGTGCTGCCGTCGGCTTCGCCGAGGATGTCGCGGGCGGATGCCTCGCCGAGCATGTGGACGTCCGCCAGCTCCTCGACGTCGGCGTCGTGGACGTCGTCGACAGTCTCGAAGCCAGCTTCGCGGAGGTGGTCAGCTATCGCTGGTCCGACGCCGTCGATATCGGTGAGGTCCTCAGTCATGGGTCACTCCTTCTGGTCGTTGTTCCCGCGCTGCTCGTCGACGTGGTGCTCCTCGGTGTGGTCGACCGGGGAGCCGCAGTTCGTACAGTGCTCAGTCATCGTCGTCGCCTCCGCGGCTCACCCTCCAGTGGGATCATGGCCTGGTGTAGGCGATCTCCTGGTTCTCGAGGACGTCGCGCTTACAGCCGAAACAGCGGAAACGGTGGTGTGTCTCCCGAGACAGGTATGCGACGAGTCGGTTCAGGAGTGTTCTGTTGAATTGCATGAAAATTACCGCCAGTACTCCAAGTCTAACGCGTTTCGCATCCGGAGCCAGCTGCCCTCGACGCCGCCCCAGTAGATGAGCCAGCCGCCCTCCTCGTACACTTTGATGTCTTCTCCGCGCTCGAGAGGCTCGTCGGACATGGTTCAATCAGTGATCGGGAACGATGTCGTCGCCGGGAAGTCGTCGTAGCCCTGTCCCGCTGCGGGCCCGACGGCCTCGATGCACGATCGACACGCCGGTTCGCCGTGGTACTCGTCCGGCGCCGCGAACAGTCCGCGGCCAGCACAGTCGTCGACGAGCTCGAGCGAGCAGGCCCACATGGTCAGACGGGAACCTCGCAGGTCGGCGTGTGCTGATCGAGGCCGTACCAGACGGCGATCCCCAGAGCGGCGAAGAGTCCGTTGCCGATTATCCCGATGAGGACGACCATCGCGGGCCGCCCGGCGAGGACCAGGGCGGACGACGCCATCATCAGTGCGACGCCGATCAGGAACAGGCTCGAGACCAGTGCTGGATGGACGGGATCACGCCGCCAGAATTGGAAGTACAGTGCGGCGGACATCCAGATGACGCCGGCGAACGCCCCCAGCGTATCGACGAGGTGAGTATCAATCATCTCCCTCTCCCCCGTTACCCTCCTCGTTTTGGTTCTGGTTCTGGTTCTGGGTTGGGGCCTGACCGATCGTGATCGGCAGTTGGTCCAGGGCGATGTCGACGCCGAGCAGCACCGAGATCATGCTGACCAGCAGCACTTTGTTCTCGAGTGTGAGTGCGATCTCCGGATGGATCGTGTCGGCTACCATCAGGGCCAGCAGCGTGAGGACTGCTGCGAAGCCTGCCAGCGGCCGGATGCGTCTCTTGAGGCTCATTCATGGCTCTGGTGGGGTTTCCAGTATGATTCCGAGGTCCGTCGCTGCGAGGCGGCGGCCTTTCTGGACGTCCATCGTCTCCCCACGATAGTGACGCTCAGCGAGATCGGGCCGCCAGGAATTGAACTCCTCGTGTGCCGTGATGATCGTCTCGCCGTCAGGAGCGGTGAACAGCGTTACGTGGACTTGCCGTCGACGAAGCCACTCCGGAGCGCCGGGGAACGGCTTCGATCCTCGATGCCGGGCGTACGAGGCGACCTCTGTGGTCCCGTTCCAGTCCGTCTTGAGTCCAGCGAGTGGTTCGACGACGTATCCAGCAGCCTCGAGATCCTCGATTACGGCCTCTGGTTTCGTCTCGAGGGTTGCGACGTGTTCCACTGGGCTGACGTTGTAGGTCGCGTAGAACTCCTCGCCGAGCGAGCGCTTCGCGATCGTGTGAGCCAGCGGGATGAACACGCGCCGGAGCGGCTGCCACGGGACCTCGTTGAACCGCGGCCCATAGTAGAACCGCGCGATGCCGATCGCGGCGATCGCGACGCCGCCTATGAAGACGACGTCGTCTGGGAGTGCTTCGATCATGGTGAATCAGTTTGAAAAACGGGTGCGCCGGGTCCCGTGAGGGAGGCTTTGCCAGATCCCGGCGCGGGTCGGGACGGACCGTGGGATCTCTAACAGTCGCGGTGTGCCAGCCGCCCCGAAGCGAGGTGTGTCAGCGGGAGCGATGGGGTCCCCTTCAGCCCGGCGGGGTAGGGGCAACGCCGGGCCACATCGGGGAAGTCCAGTTAGACCGAAGGAGGATCTTCGGGGACGACCACGTAGCGGTCGTCGTCCTGCTTCGACTCGTCGGTGGTGGCCAGCGGGCCAGCCCAATCGAGAAGTTCGTCTTCCTCGAGCTCGTTCCACATCTGGACGTAGCTGTTCAGTTTGTTTACGATCTCGAGGACGTCGTAGAGGTCGTTTGGGTTCCATGATGAATCAGTGAGTTACCGTGGTCGAACACTCGCTCTACCGGTCGTGATCGTGGTGCCGTTGGCGTCGACGACGATCTCCGAGCGCGGCTCGCCCCAGGTCGGCGTCCATCGGACCTCGTCGACGACGCCCTCGAGACGACGGCCGGCGAACTCGAGTTCGACCGGGATCCCCTCGGCGATCGCCTGGACCGTCATCAGAGGACCACCACCGAGGTGAACGCCTCCCGGGTCGACTCGCCCTTGAGGACGGCCTCGAACAGCTGCTCCCGATCGACTCGGATGTCAGTCTTCTCCTCGGCGCGGAGGGTATCGACAGCGAGCGCCAGGTAGTGGGCAGTAGTGAACGGGAGCCGTTTCCGGAGTGTTTCGGACTCGTGCTTGTGATCGGTCTGTCCGCACCGACAGATCGTGCCCGTCGGGACCGGTTCGTCAGCTCGGATCGACGGCTCGAGGGGATTCCGGAAGTCGCGGTAGGTGCCGACGTTGTGGGTTTCGTCGCCGAGTTCGAAGACGTAGACCGGATCATGACCGTCCTCGAAGTCGAGATCGGGAACGTCGGGGTCGTCGTCACCGTCGTCCTGGACGACGCTCGATTTCGCGCCGAACTCGCCGTGCTCGGTGACGTGCTCCCAGCCGATCGCCGCGTCGGTGATCGACTTCCCGTTGGAGTTGCGTTCCGGGGGCTTTTCGATCTCCTTGGTCTGCTTCCCACATGTGAGACAGAATCTGTGATCGTGCTCGAGCGTCTCGAAGAAGTCGTCTGCGAGCTTCTCGCGGCGGTGTTCGGTATGGCATTTCGGCGAACAGAACGAGCCCTCGGTCGCTGGGAGAGTGAACTGGTCACCGCACTGTCCGCACTCGACGCTCTGGGGTGGGGTGGATGTGTGGACAGACATAGCTCTGGGGGTCCCGGGCCGCTACCAACGACCCCAGGAGAAACGGGTTACTATCAGGTATAGTGATTGTCGTGCTTAAAGCCGAATCAAATAGTGCTACTTTTCCGATTTCGTGAACGCTTGGTGTGCGTCCATAATCGAGTCGTGCTGCTCGTAGACGAAGTAGACCCGCCGGCGCTGGTCATCGGGATGGTTGTAGCTGGTGATCAGCCCCCCGTTCTCGAGAACGACGCCGGCGTCGCGGACCGTTCGTGTCGTTAGTGCGGTCGCTTCGGCCAGTTGGGACTGCGTGAGTGGGCCATCGGCCTCGAGGACCTTGTAGACGAGGCGGACGGCGGGCGATTCGTCGGCGACTTCGGTGGGGAGTTGTTCAGGCATTGGTCTATGGACCGGGAAGTGCAGACGGTTCGATATCGATACCCTGTGCCTCTCGCTCGACGTACTCTGAGAGCACGCCTCTTTCCGTGAGGAGAGCGCCCTTCTCGGAGAGTTTCCACGCTACCTCCCCATCGTCGGCCAGTTCGGCATCGTAGATCCCGAGTTGCCAGCCCTCGAGCAGCACTTCGCCGATGTCGCCCTCCTCTGCCTCCTGGAGGATCGCTTTACGGAGTTCCTCGTCGACGACGTCAGTCATCGGTCCTCACCTCGAGGTCGATCGCGACAACGCCGCCGGGCTCGAGGATCGTCATGTCCAGCCGGACGGCGTCGGATCGGCAGATGTACGCGACGCGATCAGCGCCGCCGAGAACCGTTATCATGTCCTCGAGCGGCTCGAACGATTCGCGATGTTCTCTCGGGAGTGGGACTGGACCGGCCGGCTCCTGGACGATCCAGCCCCGCGGGATCTCGCTGGCCGTCTCGGGACTGATGACGAGGCAGCCGTCGCGGGGCTCGTTGCCCAGCTGCTCGAAGCGGTCGCGTGCCTCGAGGAGTGTCTCGATCGAGGCCGGGCCGTCGACGGTCGCGACGACGTCGTGCTCGAGGGCGTTGTACCAGAGTTCGTAGGAGTCCTCGAAGACGCTCATCGCTTTATGTCACCTCGCACTGCGCCGCGGACTTTCCGCGAATCGGCTATCGTCCTCACCCCGTAGCTTCTGGATGCGCCGGTTGGCGATCCCGATCACGTCCCGCCGAGGATCGTCGCAACACGAGAGGTTCGATTCGACCTTCTCGAGTAGTATCTCGGCGTCGTTGATCCCCAGTCGGAGATCGCCCCGATCGTCTTCAGCCCGGAAGAGATCGCCGTTGCGACAGGCAGCCGTGATCGCTTTATGGAGCTCTTCGAGCCCGAAGCGGCCGTAACCCGCTCCGTGGAGCGTGCCGATGACCGACGTCTTCTTCGCGAGCGGGGGCTGCTTGCGGCCACTGTTGTGATCGACGGCGCGGATAAGCCCTTCGTAGACCTCCTTCGAGCGCTTGCGGCGTTCTGCTTCCGTCTGGTCGTAACCGGTTTCGTATCGGGCCATTATTCGACCACCCGGATCCAGCCAGTTTCACGCTCGTAGACCTCGCCGCCCGTTTTCAGCTTGTCAATCTCGTGCTCTGCCTTCCGCTTGTCAATTCCGAGATCGTCGATCGCCGTCTCGATGACCTTCTCCTTATCCGCCTGACGTCGGTCGGACTCGTTTTGCATCTCCTTGATCAGGTCTTTGAGGTTCTTGATGCGGTCACGCTGACTCTGCGACGTCCCGGCCTCGACGATGTCGGTGTCGAACTCACCAGTCTCCTCGTCGACACCGATGTCCTGGAGGCAGGAACCAATCAGTCGCTTCGCGCGCATCACGTCCTGCATCTCGACGGTCTCGGAGAGTCGGGCCCGTGCGCTTGCCTCCGAGAGACGGATGAACCCGTCGAGTTTACGGGCCGTGATCGGGACCGGTGCGTCCTCGTCATCTCCGTTGGCCATCCGGAGGCCGACGTACGAGTCTTCGATCTTCTGGGCGACCTCGTCGTCCTCGATCGCCGGGTCGACGTTGCGTTTCGCGTAGGCGATGTAGCCGCGGATCAACTCCAGCGGCTCGAGGTCGTGTTGCTCCGCGATCTTCGCTAGTTCCGCCTTTCCAGCATCATCCTCGTCCGATTGCTGCTTGGCCGCCTCTTTCGATTCGATCTTCGAGCTCGCGATCGTCCGGTCGCGGTCCTCATCGGGCTGGTCGGTCAGCGTGAACGTGAGGTCGAACCGCGAGAGGAGCGTGGGTCCGATTTCGATCTGTTCGGCGTACGGCTCGTACTGGTCGAAGCGGCCGTACTTCGGATTCCCACCGGCGATGACCGACGTCCGAGACGGGAGCGTCGTGTTGATCCCGGCCTTGTTGACCGAGACCTTCTGGGAGGCCATCGCATCGTGCATCGCCTCTTCGACACCGTCGTCGAGCTTGTCGATCTCGTCGATCGTCGCGACACCCTGGTCGCCGACGACGAGCGCGCCGGCCTCGAGAGCCCATGTCCCATCGCCAAACTCGTCGCGAACAGCGGCCGCCGTCATGCCGGCTTTCGATGCACCGCCACCGCTGGCCCGAACCGATCGAGGCGCGATCTCCGAGATCGCTTCGAGGAGGGTCGTCTTCCCGGTTCCGGGATCCCCGATCATGAGGATGTGGATGTCCCCGCGCGTCCGGGTTCCATCATCGTGTTCGACGGACACGCCCGAGAACAGTGCGAGCGTCAGCGCTTCTTTTTCGTCGTCGAGGCCCTCGAGCGTCGGGGCGATCGAGCCGATGAACTGCTCGATGGGGTCACCGTACTCACCGGCGGCGATCCGCTCGATGACTTCCTCCAGCTCGGGCGTGATCTCGATTTCTTTGAAGTCCGTCTGTTCGACCTCGGCGGCTTGGCCTTCGACGGCCATCTCGTAGGTTTCCTGGTCGGAGTTCTTCGACGGCTGCTCGAGGACGAACTGACCGACGAGAGTGACGCGATCGCCACCTTCGACACAGTCGACGAGATCGTCGCGGACGCGGACGTCGAGATGTTCGCCGTCGCCCCCATCGGTCTGTTCCGGTGGTTGCTTGAGGCGAATCTTCTGGTAGTCCTCCTTCTCAGACTGATCGCTGTTTTCCCGGAACGGCCCCTGCCGATCGCAGCCCTTGCACTCGTGTGGCTCTTCGAAGCCGTGACCACTCTGTGGGACCCGGTTGAGCGTCCCGCAAAGCTGGCACTCGTAGGCGATCTCTGTCGGGATCGGCGCGACTTTCGTCTTCTTCGCGATCTGCCCCTGGAGGGCGATCAGACTACCGTCCTTCAGGGACGGGGAGAATCCGCCGATGTCGTAGGTCTCCCCGTCTGGGAGGTTCGTGAACCGGACGTGCGCGTTCCCGAGGCTGACATCGATCGGAAGATCGTACTGCCGAAGTGCCTCCTCGAAGAGCCGTTGCATCTGCTCCGGTTGGGCTAGGACGTCGTCGGCGATCGCGTCGATCTCTCGTTCGCGATCATTGTACTGGAAAACGTCGTTCCAGTCAACGTACAGAGAGCGTTGCTCCTGCGGGTACTTCTGGGCGAGTTGCTTGATCTCGTCGTCGTAGTACCGGCGGAAGAACTTCCCAATCGAGTCCACCAGCTCGGCGGTGCCGACAGCGCTCATTGGGATTCCTCCGACGGGAGTGTTCGGACGTGGTTGGTCGGAACCGGTGTTGGATTCTTACAACACCGGATTCCCTGTGTTCCAGCCTCGACAGCAGAGCGAGACGAGCGATCGACGGACGTACTTTGCAGTAGCGGTAGCGTTGCTTTCATCGTCTTTGTGGTCGTGTTTTTGTTGAGTTCGTGTGTGGTTGTATCCAGTCCAACCGAGCTTTCAGTCACGCCCGCTCTGGAGGGGGTCGGTCACGTCCCCGGTGTTGTAAGATTCCAACACCCCCTCGATCGGTGTTGGACGTCATCGTGACCGTGCTCCCTCCTGCTCGTAGGTCGGAGTTCGAATCTCGAAGCCGGCGATCTCGGACGGGAGCTGTCCGGCTTCGAGATCGAGGATCAGCCGCGACTTCTTCGGTGACGATCGATCCTCTTTCCGGTACTCGAGGACAGCATCGTTGTCGACGAGGTTCTCTGCCTTCTCGAACGTCGGATAGATGAGCGACCGGTTGACGTCGCCACCGAGGCACTTCTTTGCCTCGCGAGCAGTCACTGACGCCGTTTTCGCTGGGCCGGCTTGTCCGTTCGTGACGGCCTCGTTGTTGAGCGTCTGGATGAGGCTCACCGCTCGCTTGGTCGGCGTGTCAGCGGCGTTCTGGTGGACGTGCTTCATCAGCCGATCACGGTCCTGGAGGGACTCGATCGTCTCCTCGAGGTCACGGATCCGCTCGTCCTTCTCGTAGAGTTCTTCCTCGAGGTCGTCGACGCGCTCCTCTGCTCGCTTCGCCAGGAAGACGGCGTCGTCGAGCCGGGCCTCGAGGTCTTTCACCGTCTCTTCGAGGTCCTCAGACATGGCGGATCACCGGGTAATCGTCCGTACAGTCCCAGCAGACGGTCCGCTCTCCGTGCTTCGGATGATCGATCACGACGTCGGCGCCGTCAATACAGCCGAGCGCTCCGCAGAACGGGCCGAATCCGTCGTCAGTCTGGGCGCTCATGCCCCGACACCTCCACCAACTGATACTGTCTGTGCACCGTGCACCAAGAAAAGTGCACCACCGATACCGCTGAATTTGGCCGTATAGGGAGTTATCGTTGGCAGAACAGTATATTTATCTCTGGGTATGGACCTACTTCTGAGACCATCGAAATCGATCACTGTACTGCGATTCGCCGGTGCACTGTGCACTACAGAGGGTGATTTTGGCCTCTCACCGGTGCACTGTGCACGGGGGGTTCTCGGGGGTTCACGCCTCTGATTTGTGACAGTCATGCTGGGATACCCTTGCGATCGTCTTCGAGGTCGATCATCTCCTCGGCGTTCTCAAGCTCGGCGAAGAGCTCCAGCGCCTGGTCGATCGTCTCCTCGAGGTCGGCAGTCGCTCCACAGTGCTGGCACTCGACGATACCGACCGTCATGCGAGACCACCTGGGTTAATAGTGCACTGTGTACTGGCTGGAATCATCATCGACGCGGACATCTGAGCGACCATAAATCGCTGAGTGCTATACGTAACGTTCATTCGTTGGTCACCTGCGATCGGATATACTGCTGTTCGGCTCGCGTCCGTCCTGAAATCGGGAC